GAATTACATTTATATGACTTTGGTATATTTATTGATTTAGCACCAGATGAAGAAGAAAAAATAAAACTTGAAAACAATATACAACAGTCTATAGCTGCTGGTAATATTGATCTTGAAGATGCTATTGATATTAGAGATATTAAAAATATAAAACTTGCTAATAAACTATTAAAAGTTAGAAGAGAGCAAAAATTAAAAAGAGATCAATTAATACAACAACAAAATATAGCAGCACAAGCACAAGCTAATGCTCAAGCTCAACAAGTAGCTGCTCAAGCAGAAGTGCAAAAACAACAATCATTAGTCTCAATAAACTCTCAATTAGAACAAGTTAAATCACAGCTAAAACAAGCTGAAAGAGCTGGTGAAGTTGAAGCTAAGTTAATGTTAATGGAGAGAGAGTTTCAGTATAACATGCAACTTAAAAACATGGAAGTTGAAGGATTAAAAACAAGAGAAAAAGAAAAAGAAGATCGTAAAGACGAAAGAACAAGAATACAAGCATCTCAACAATCAGAGCTTATAGATCAAAGAAAAACAGGTGGTACACCTAAAAACTTTGAATCTGCAGGTAATGATATAATCGGAGGTGGATTTAATTTAGGTGCATTTGAACCTAGGTAAACACTAATTTTTTATATTATATATTATGGAAGAAGAAAAAATAGAAGGCGTTGAAGAAGTTCAACAAGCCGAAGAAACAAAACAAGAAGAGGATTTAAGTATGTTTGAAACTGCTGATGATCCTAGTGTTATTAAAGTAAATTTAGATAAACAAAAAAAACAAGATGCCGATACAGAGCAAAGCACAGATGAGGTACCTGTACGCGACGAATCCGAAGCTAGCAAAAAAGATGATGGACAAAACGTCGAAGAACAAAAGGAAGAATCTACCGGAGAAGAAGGGATTCAAAATGATCAACCCGTTATTGAAGAAGTAACAAACGAAGAGGTTGAAGAAAAAGTTGAAGAGTTAATTGAAGAAGTTGAAGAAGCTGTAGCTGTATCTGAACAAACAGGTAAACCATTACCAGAAAATCTTCAAAAGCTAGTTGAGTTTATGGAAGAAACTGGTGGTAACTTAGAAGATTATGTAAGATTAAATCAAGATTATTCTAAAATGGATAATTTAACTGTTTTACAAGAATACTATAAAATAACTAAACCTCATCTAGATGCTGAAGAAAGAGCTTTTTTAATGGAAGAAAGTTTTAATTATGATAAAGAGCTCGAAGATGAAAAAGATATTAGAAAAAAGAAAATAGCCTTAAAAGAGCAAGTTGCTGAGGCTAAAGCCTACTTAGACGGGCAAAAGTCTAAATATTACGAAGAAATTAAAGCTGGAAGTAATCTTACAAAAGAACAACAAAAAGCTATTAATTTTTTCAATAGATATAACAAGGAGTCGGAAGATAGCAGGAAAAAGCAAAAAACAGCTACTGACGTATTTATGCAAAAAACTAATAAAGTTTTTAACGATGATTTCAAAGGTTTTGAATATAATGTCGGTGATAAAAAATACAGAGTAAATGTTAAAAATGCTGAAAAAGTGAAAAGTGCACAGACAGACATTAATAACTTTATCAAAAAGTTTTTGAACGAACAAGGTACAATGAATGACGCTGCAGGTTATCATAAATCACTTTACACAGCTATGAACGCTGATGCTGTTGCAAAACATTTTTATGAACAAGGTAAAGCTGATGCTATCAAAGATAGTGTAGCTAAAGCTAAAAATGTTGATATGTCACCTCGTCAAACAATACAAAATGTTAACGATAGTGATATAAAAGTAAGAGTATTAGGAAGTGAAACTTCTGGCGCTAAGTTTAAATTTAAGAAAAGAAAATAATTTATTTAACATTTAAAACTATTTATTATGGCAATTACTGCAGGAACTAATTTAAATAGTGTGCCTTCTGCTACTAAGCAGACTTTGGCTACAAACTATTTAGATTTAGCGGGAACAACCGGAGAAGGTTGGGCTCAACAATATGTGCCAGATTTGATGGAGCAAGAAGCTGAGGTTTTTGGACCTCGTACAATTTCTGGCTTTTTATCTCAAGTCGGTGCAGAAGAATCTATGACTGCTGACCAAGTTGTTTGGTCTGAGCAATCAAGATTACATTTATCTTACAAAGGACACATTGCAAACGCAACTCAACAAACTGGTAACAGTAACGAAGAGGGTGGTACTTTTGAAATTGATACTGATATTGACGGCAACGCTGTTGGTACTTCAGCTATCGATCATGGTGTAAGAGTTAACGATATGGTATTAGTAGCAGACGAAAGTGCTACTGCTAGAGGTATTGTAACTGCTGTTTCTAACGATCAAATTAGTATTGCACTATATGACGCTGGAAACTCAACAGCTACTTTTGCTAACGCTGGATTAGCTGCTGGTTCAGGTGACTCTGCAACTTTATTAGTTTACGGTTCTGAATTTAAAAAAGGCGATAACTATAACGGTAATGATTCTCGTCAAGCTAACGAACCACAGTTTAAATCTTTTTCTAACAAGCCTATTATTATGAAAGACTACTACGAAGTATCTGGATCAGATGCATCTCGTATTGGTTGGGTAGAAATTGCTTCTGAAGGTGGAGCTTCTGGTTACTTATGGTACTTAAAAGCTGAGTCTGATACAAGAGCAAGATTTACTGATTATATAGAAATGGCTATGCTTGAGTCTATTAAAACTGTAGCTGCAAACTCTAAAGTTGATGCATTTTTAGGAACTGATGGTACTACATTAACTGGTACTGAAGGTTTATTTGCTGCTATTGAAGATAGAGGTAACATTACTACTGGTGTAACTGGTGTTAATGCTGCTACTGATTTAGCTGAGTTTGATGCTATTTTAGCTGAGTTTGATGCACAGGGAGCTATTGAAGAAAACATGATGTTTATAAACAGAGCAACTTCTCTTGCTATAGATGATATGTTAGCTTCTATGAACTCTTACGGTGCTGGTGGTACTTCTTACGGAGTTTTTGAAAATGATGAAGATATGGCTTTAAATTTAGGTTTCTCTGGATTCCGTAGAGGTTCTTATGACTTTTATAAGTCTGATTTCAGATATTTAAATGACAAAGCTACTAGAGGTGGTATTAATACTCGTGATACTGTAAATGCTATCCGTGGTGTATTTATCCCAGCTGGTGTATCTACTGTTTATGATCAAATGCTAGGAAGTAATATTAAGCGTCCGTTTTTACACGTTCGTTTTAGAGCTTCACAAACTGATGATCGTAGAATGAAGTCTTGGGTTACTGGTTCAGTTGGAGCTGCTACATCTGACATGTTAACTGAAAGATGTTTAGTAGTACAAGGTGCTAACAACTTCATGTTAATGAAGTAAATCAATATTTAAGAAGAGGGCGGCATACATGTAAACGTTCTCCGCTCTCTTCTTTTTTTTTTATTTTTTATTATATTATATTATGGCAAAGAAAACAAGTGTAGCAAAAGCTACAAAAGAAGAGAAGGTAGAAACACCTGAAACGATAACTGTTAGCAAACCTGTTGAAGTTGTTGTTAAAGAAGATAAAGTACCAAAGTGGGAAATCAAAGATAGAGTTTATTATTTAAAAGGTAATAAAAAACCATTATCACATACTATAAAGTCTGCAGGTATTTATTACTTTGATGAAGAAAAAGGTTATGAAAGAGAGTTAAAGTATTGTCAAAATCAAAAAACTCCTTTTGTAGATGAAATGGTAGGTGATCAACGTTTATCTCATATTATATTTAGGACTGGAGCTTTATATGTTCCTAAAAATAAACAAACGTTGCAAAAACTTTTAAGTTTATATCACCCACATAAAGATAAACTTTTTTATGAGTGGCAACCAGTTAAAAAAGCTCAAAACGATCTTGATATTTTAGAAATGGAGATTGAAGCTTTAGATTTAGCTAGAAATATAGATATTGATCTTATAGAAGCTATTATGAGAGTAGAGATCGGTTCTGATGTATCTAACTTGAGTTCTAAAGAACTTAAAAGAGATTGTTTGTTGTTTGCTCGTAGAAACCCTAGATTGTTCTTAGAATTAGTTTCTGATGATAACGTTCAATTAAGAAACTTTGGTATTAAAGCAACAGAACTTGGAATTATAAAATTATCTGCTGATCAACGTAATTTTTTATGGGGATCAAATAATAGAAAAATAATGACAGTTCCATTTGATGAGCATCCATATTCTGCTTTAGCTCAGTGGTTTAAAACTGATGAAGGTATGGAGATTTATTCAAACATAGAAAAGCGATTAAACGCGTAATTATCTTATAGTAGAGCAGCCACTCTGTTATAGGGTGGTTGCTTAACTATAAAAAGACAATTAAATGGCAGTAAATGTAAACACGGTATATCAAAGAGTTTTAGCAATCGCTAACAAAGAGCAAAGAGGTTATATTACTCCACAAGAATTTAACATACTTGCTAACCAAGCTCAAATGGATCTTTTTGAGCAATATTTTTACGATAAAAATCAATTTAGTAGAGCTAGAGGTAATGAAAACATTTATGCTGATCCAGTAGAAATAATAAATAAAAAAATAAGTGCTTTTGAAGTTTTTGATCATACTTTAGCTACTTATACTGGAGGTTCTACTAATTCTTGGGTTTTTCCTACAGATTTATATAGAATTATTAACGTTAGAAATAGTGATAAAATAGCTAGTAAAATTTCGTTAAAAGAATTTCATTTAATAAATACACATTCTACTCTTAGACCTACATTTAATAGACCTGTTTATATAGAAACACCAGCTGGAATTAGAGTTTATAAAGATACAGTCGGTGTTACAAGTGAAATTAATGCTGGTTCAACTGTTAAAATAGATTATATTAAAACTCCTATAAATGTTTCTTGGGGTTATAATGTAATATTAGGTAAAGCTATATACAATAATAGTACTAGTACTAATTTTGAAATGCATGAATCTGAAGAAGTTAATTTAATTAATAGAATTTTAGTTTTAGCAGGTATTTCAATTAAAAGCGGTCCATTATACCAAGCTGCTGCTGCAGAAGAAGTAAAAGATATTCAACAAGAAAAACAATAATAAATGGGTTTATTAGATAATCAAACACAAGCAACGTATTATGGTGGTAGTAGTTTTGGTACTTACCAATTTGTTACTTTATCAGATATTATAAATGCTTTTGAAGTTATTTATGTTGGAGAAGGTAAATTAATAGATAAAGTTAATAGACTTGATATTTCTTTTCATGCTCAAAGAGCTTTACAAGAATTAAGTTTTGATACTTTAAAATCAATTAAATCTCAAGAAATAGAATTACCACCTTCATTACAAATGGTTTTACCACAAGATTATGTTAATTATGTAAAAATAACTAGAGCTGATGACGCTGGAATTGAAAGAATTATATATCCAGCAATACATACTTCAAATCCAACAGCAATATCTCAAGATGATAATGGTGATTATCAATTTACAAGTACTGATCTAACATTACAAGCTGAATCTAATACTTGGACTAATTATAAAGCTTCTAGTCCTCATGAAGATAATTTAGATGATTTTACTTATGATGATGATAGATATGATTTTATAAATGGTCAAAGATTTGGTTTAAATCCACAACAAGCACAAGTTAATGGTAGTTTTTATATAGATGAAAATGCTGGTAAAATACATTTTAGTTCAAATTTAAGTGGTAAAATTATAACTTTAAAATATATAAGTGACGGTCTTGGGACTGAAGATGAAATGAAAGTTCACAAATTTGCCGAAGAAGCAATGTACAAACATATAGCTTATTCTATTATTTCAAATAAAATACCATTTCCAGAATATGTTGTTCAAAGATTACGTAAAGAAAAAATAGCAGCAACTAGAAAAGCTAAACTTAGATTATCTAATATTAAGTTAGAAGAAATAGTACAAGTACTTAGAGGTAAGTCAAAACATATTAAACATTAATAAATGCCAAAGTTAAAGCATAATTTTCTAAAAGGTCGAATGAATAAAGATCTTGATGAACGTCTAGTACCTAACGGCGAATATCGAGATGCTTTAAATATTGAAATATCTACTTCAGAAGACTCTAATACAGGTGCAGTACAAAATGTTAAAGGCAACGCTAAAGTAACTGTTTTAGATTATGAAGGTAATGATTTTATGAATACAGACATTAGCGATAATGCTATTAGTGTTGGTGTTTGTACTGATGAAGTAGAAGGTAAAATTTATAATTTAATACATTTAGCTAGTGATTTAACAGCTAGTGGTGATTATCCTACTGGAACTAGATTTATTGGTGTAAAATCTGATGTTATAACTGAATTTACAAAAGATGTTAACGCAGAAACTGGTTCTACATTTCCTATTGTTGTAGATGCTTTTGAATCAAGACACGCGCCTAAAGGACCTCAGACATCTGTAGGTTTAATTAATGGAACAGCTTTAGATTTACTTGATTGGTCTAATTTTAATGGAAACTTAGTTCCTAAAGGTGTTAGACCTGGTATGAGATTACAATTAGTTAGTCCTAATGGTGTAGATGCTTATGGAGTTAATAACGAAGTTTTTGTTACTAAAATAAATTATAACTCTGATCCTAATTTAGTTAGTGTAGAAACTACAATACCTGCTTTAAATTCTGTTGGAGCTCCTATATTGTTGACTCAAGCAATGATAGATGCTGGTTATGTTTACAAGTTTACTTCACCTAGAATATTAAATTTTTTACCTGGTTCGACTGAGAAAGAGGTTAATGTTACCGATACTCCAACTTCATATACTCCTAATAAAAATATAATTACTGGTTTAAATTTATACAACGATATAATTTTTTTTACTGATAATAGAAATGAACCTAAAAGAATTGTATTAGAAAATTTTAGAAAAAACAACTTTATTCAAACAGTTTTTAATCAAAGAATACAGCTTCACAGTCTTTATTTTTCAGGTGTTTATTTAGAAGAAGAGCACGTAACAGTTGCTAAAAGACCTCCTAAACTAGCTCCTAAATTTAAAATTTTTCAAAATGAAAGAAATGGTGGAACTAGTAGTATTATAGGTATACCAACTAATGGTCAACAACAACAATTTAATCTTACAACAGAAGACTCACCAGGTTCAGGACAATTTGTTCCTTTAGATTCAAACTTTTCTACTGCTATAGCTAATAATACATTTAATATATTAACCGCGGGTAGTGTTGAGTGGGAGGTAGGAGATTATATAGATATATCAGGTGTAACAACTGGTATTGGTGCTACTATTCTTGTAAACTCAATAAATGTAAATGGTGATCCTAATATTTTTAATATAACTGTTGTAGATATAGATCAAGGTTATTTAGATATTGAAGAAGATGCTAGTAATCCTGGAGTACTTACAGGTTTTTCTACCACAAACAGAGATCCTGAACTTTGGTTTGCTCAACTAGCTAGTAAAAAAAGTTTATACGAAACAAGTTTTGTATTTTTTTCTTATAGATATAAGTATCAAAATGATGAAATATCACCTTTAGCTCCATATTCAAGAGCTGCTTTTATACCTGGTTTTTATGAGTTTTATGGTAAAAAAGGTTTTAATAAAGGTATGGAAAATCATATAGATAAAATTATTTTATATGATTTTGTTGAACAAGAAGCTAGAAATACTAACGATATAAAAGAAGTTCAAATAGTTTTTAAAAGTAGTTCTTCAGAAAATCCTATAATAGCAAGAACAATTAAATTTACTGAAGCAGAATTTAATGATAGACTAAATTTCCTTTCAAAAAATTCTGGAGTTTTTGAAATAAAATCAGAAGTTTTTGGTAGATCTATACAGACTAAACAACAATTAAGAATAAATGATAATGTACCTAGAAAAGCTTTAGCTCAAGAAATATCTTCTTCTAGACTATTATTAGGTAATTATTTAGAAGGTTTTAATATTCCAGTTACTATTAAGACTAATCACTCTTTTAAAGCATTACCACCTTCTGATCAAACAGCTGTAATATTTAGTGATAGTATATTTAATTTTAAAGGGACATTTTCTGCCGTTTCAGAATCTCAAGATCTTGAAGATCTTTCGTATGGTTTTGGTACATTTATACTTTCA